CACACGGTTGCACTCATCTGCCGTCAACTCACGGGCAACCTTCCGCGCTTCGCCGCGCCCGTGGAACTGCGCAAGACCGACCTTGTACGCGTAGAACGCGACCGCGTCCACGCAGGCGAGCATTTCCGCTTGCAGATCGGGGGAAGCGGGAATGTCCGACGCGTCGAAATCGTCGGTCAACCCGAACTCTTCCATCTCCTCACGCCGCGCGCGCGCCGAAATCAGCCCGTACTCAGACGAATACAGGTTGAACCCCGTACGGTCCGTGACCTCTTCCTCGTCCGGACCGTAGACGTACAACGTCGCGCAGAAACCCATGATCCCATCGTCGCCGTTCACGTCATCCCAACCAAAGGCACCTTCCTGCGTGCCAATGACCAGTTCCAGCGAAGAGAAGAAACCCGCCCCCTGCGGGTACGGGTACTGCTCGCCGAACCGTATCGAGACGTTGTAACAGCCACCGCTGTAGTCCTCCCACTGCGCGACAATCCCACGCGCGGCAAGCTCACGGATCATTTCCTGAACAATCGCCATTTCTACCCCTTGTGTAATCGAACGCGCCCACACTGGGCGCGCACGAAAGCACAAGACGCAATTAGCATTACCCGGTTACACACATATCCGGAGTCGCACAGCCCATTACGATTCCAGCGCTGGGCGCGACCGCACAATTTACGGAACGCGCGGGGGTAACGCGCGCTCACCTTGTCTGTGCGAGACCGTAAATTCAGTTCTCAAGGATCGTGCGGGCGCTCCCTGCGCCTAGCTTCGGTCATCGATGCCGAACCAACAGAACCTGACACCGAGAACACTCTCACGATCGGGGACGATGTAAACAACCACACCGGCCACCGTAACCAAACCGTTACCCTGGCACGCTGGCGAGTGGCTGGCACCGCATCGCGCCCACGCCTCGCACGCCCCGCACCATGCCCCCCCCATGCATGAGAGTGGGCCGTGCCGGCCACTATGCGTAGATCTATGCGTATATCGGGTCGTTGCCCTAGGCAACACCCATATAAGGGTAAGCGCCGGCTTATATACCGCCTGCCGTACGCGTGCGCTGTGTGTTGACATGACGCCTGCGCGTGCAGGTCAAGCGTTTGTTTGTTGCCCCCGGCAACATATCTCGTTGCCCCCGGCAACCGTCGAACAGATGTTCGATTGACCCGCATTTTTAACCCGCGCGCGGGAACAAGCTCTGTGTCCGGTCAGGTGTGTGGGGCTAATTGGGTGCTTACTTGTTCGTGCTTGAGCGTTCAACTGTCAACCTCCGTTATCGAATCGTTATAAACTAGTGAATGTGCAGGTCAGGGGCCCTTTGGGGCCCTTTTGCCGGGACCGACGTGCGGGTTTTGTGAGTCAGATGGGGGCTGTCCGCCCCTTGTCTTATATGGGACCCCTAAAGCTCTGTCTCCCGACTGGCGGGAGGGAGTCCCTGTCCATGAGCGCAACGTCGCGAATGGGCCTACGTAGGGCCACTGAGGGGTGGCCCCGTAAACGAAGTGAGCCCGGCTGTAACCGGGCTCTTCTGGAGCCGGCTGATACCGGCTCCTAGAGAGGGCGCGCCTAGAGGCGCGCCCTTACGTACGGCGCACGCGCGTGGGCGCGGGTCTCCCTAGTTGGTTGCTGCCGGGAACCCCTGGCGCTACCTACCTAGGAGGGCTATGCCGGATGTGAAGACGATGCGGGGTGTGAACCCCGCTCGGGGTGGTAATAAGGCTGGCGCTGGCCGGGGTGGGCAGTCTGCCGGCGGGAAGAAGTTCGCGCCGGCTCAGGCGAAGAAGGCGTTCCTTGACTATCTGGGTGCTGGGTACAACATCACCGCGGCGATTGAGCGGGTTGACCGGTCTCGGAAGGCGTACGAGTACTGGCGGAAGAACGATCCGGAGTTCCGGGCTGCGGTTGATGCGGTTATGTCTACCCGTAAGGTGGACACGAATACGCGGGATGATAATCGGCGTGCAGCTAGGGAGATGGGTTTTGCTGCGTGGCGGTTGAAGTATTTGAAGCAGGACACTTACCCGCATATGCAGCAGTGGGTGGATTTGATGGAGGGCCGGGAGCCCTCCAATTTGCACCCGGCGCAGACTTATGAACCGGCGCGTCCTACGCGGCTGGTGATTAATTGTCCGCCGAACCACGGTAAGACGACTACGTTGACGATGGATTACGTCACGTTCCTGATTTGCACTAACCCGGCCACGAAGATCGCTATCATTTCCAAGACTGCCGATATGGCAGAGGACATGGTTTACGGTGTGAAGACGCGGTTGACGCACCCGGACAATTTCGAGTTGATCCGTGATTTCGCCCCTGAGGGTGGTTTCATGGCTACCGCAGACGAGTGGTCCGCGAACAGGATTAGGCTGGCATCTGCTGACCGTGACCCGTCTGATAAGGACCCCACGTTGCAGGGGTTGGGTCTCGGGAGCCAGGTCTACGGTAAGCGTCTCGACAGGGTGTTTGTTGATGACGCTATCGACGGCGAGAACGCCGCTGGCTGGCAGAAGCAAATGCGATGGCTTCAGGTTGAGGTTTCCTCCCGGCCAGGCGCCTCCGGCGTTGTGTGCGTTATCGGCACCCGCATTTCGCCAGCCGACTTGTATTGGCAGCTACGGAACCCGGAGAACTTCCAGTCCGGGAAGTCTCCGTGGACGTATCTGTCTCAGCCGGCTGTTCTCGAGGACTCTGGTCCGCGGGAGACGTGGGTGACGTTGTGGCCGCGGGCCACATCGTCTTGGTACAACGACAACGATGACTGTTGGTGTGAGACCGACGATTGCCGGCATGGTGACGAGTACGGCATGTTCCCGCGGTGGGACGGGCTCCATATCGGGGCCGTCAAGGATGACCTAGACGCCAACGTTTGGCTTCAGGCTTACATGCAGAAGGAGGTGGGCGGCAACGCCGCCTTCCCGGCTTATGGAATTGCTGAAGCAACTAACAAGGGTAGACGCGCAGGTCGTTTGGGCGGCATGTTTAATGTTCCTGACGACGTATACCGTATTGGCTCTGTGGACCCTGCAACGACGGGTTTTGCTTCTATCATCGTGGGTGGAGTATCACCAAGCGCGCCTTACAAGCGATACATCTACGACGCCTGGAACATCAAGCACCCTACCCCCGAGGAACTGAAGAACCGCATCAAGGCCGTGACGATCGAGTACGGCGTGAACGAGTGGCGGATTGAGAAAACCGGGCTGTTGACCATGTTCACTCAGGACTACGAGTTGAACCAGTGGCTGAACGCCAGGGGTGTCCGGCTCACTCAGCATTACACCGGTAAGAACAAGTTCGATGTGAACTTCGGTGTCGCCTCAATGTCGCCGCTGTTCGGCACTTGGCAGGACATGGATGACGGTTCTCACAAGCTGATCAGTGAGCCGTTGATCGAGTTGCCGCGTGTGGACACGGACGGGATGCGGGCGCTTGTTCAGCAGTTGACGATTTGGACTCCGGAACTGGACCCGAAGAAAACCCCGTGCGACATGGTTATGGCGCTGTGGTTCTTCGAGATCGGTTGCCGTGAGAAGGCGAAGTTCACGGGTAGCCCGCAACGCCGGCAGTTCTCCGCACTGGTTTCGCCACAGGAGAAGGCGAGGGCAGGCGTGATCCGAGTAAATGACTGGCTGGTGTGATGGCTACCAAGACTGAGAAGATCCTCAGCGATATTGAGATCGCGAGGAAGAAGGGCGTTGGCCGGCGCGAGAAGCGGTACCAGATCAAGGCCATTCGTGAGGGCAACTGGGACGAGGTTCAGGCGGGGATGTTCCCGGACCTGATCCCGGAACCGATGGTTGCCAACTTCATCGATATCGCTGCCCGTACCACCGCTGAGGCTGTTGCGCCTCTGCCTAGTTTCACGTGTGCGAATCCGAACATGAACACGGATGCTGCCCGCAAGTCTGCGGACAAGCGCACCAAGATCGTGAATCACTATGTGACCCACAGTCGGTTGGGTCAACAGAACTATATGGCCGCGGATCACCTCGATTCGTATGACCACACCGCCTATCTGGTTGACCCTGATTTCGACAACAAGACCCCGTGCATCTATGTGCTGTCGGCGCTGGACTCCTACTATGCGCTGAACCGCCGGGGTGACACGGTCTGGTATGCGCAGTGTTTCCGCCGGAACGTCCAGGAACTCATTTGGGAGTTCCCGGAGTACTACGAGACTCTGTCGGAGCTTAAGGAGCGCCGGCAAGAGGAAGTAGAGGTTATCTGCTACTACGACCGGGACGGGTCGTATCTGGTTGTTCCGCAGTTGAAGCAGGTGCTTCATTTCGTGGAGAACCCGATTTCGCGTTGCCGGGTTGTTGTGGTGGAACGTCCACGCACCGGGAATACCGGGCGCGGCGCATACGACGATTTGGTGTGGGTCCAGCTTGGGCGCGCGAAGCTGGCGCTTTACACAATGCGGGTTGCTGAAGAAGTCGCTAACGCGCCGATGGCTATCCCGATGGATGCGCAAGAGGTTCCGATTGGGCCGAATGCGCAGATCCGCACGGACCAGCCTCAGAATGTGCGCCGTATTGATTTGTCGGTCCCGAAGGAACCGTTCATCGAGAAGCAGTCGATGAATGATGAACTCCGTCTAGGTGCCCGGCACCCGGAGGGCCGCGATGGACAGATCGACGCGTCAATCATCACCGGTAAGGGCGTGGAAGCGCTTCTCGCTGGTGCAGATGGACAGATCAAGACCTATCAGGGCCGGATCGCGGCGGGCTTGACTGACGTGGTTTCCATCTGTCTTGAACTGGATGAAGCGCTGTGGCCCAATATCGAGAAGTCGATTAGGGGTCTGGAGGACGGCGCCCCGTTCGAGGTGAAGTACAAGCCTAACCGGGACATTGCTGGTGACTACACCTGTTCTGTTTCGTACGGTTTGACCGCGGGTCTTGATCCTAACCGGTCTCTGGTTTTCCTGCTTCAGGCGTTGACTTCTGGTGTTATCTCCGTGGACACGGTTCAACGGCAGATGCCGTTTGAGCTTGATGTTGTCGGGGAACAGAAGCGGATCAATGTGGAGCAGCTACGGAACTCTCTGCTGGGCGCTATCGCAACGTTGCCTCAGGCAATCCCTGCGATGGCTATGCAGGGTGGTGACCCCACTGAGATTGTGGTGAAGGTCAATGCCGTGATCCAGAAGTTGCAGAAGGGCGCATCGATCGAGGACGCGGTTGGTTCCGTGTTCGAGCCGCCCCCACCGCCACCGCAACCGTCACCGGAGGAACAGGCGGCAGCCGGCGGGGCCCCTGGCGGTGTGCCCGCACAGGACCCGCTAGCGGCACTTCAGGCGGCTGCCGGCGGGCAGCAGCAGATGAGCCCGGCGGAACAGATGATTCAAAGCATCGCTGGCACAGGACCCACGGGTAACCCGAACCTGTCGTTCAGCGCCCGGACGCAACGTCCGGTGT